AATTACTACCATCCACTACTGCAAGTGGGTGATTAGAACTACTACCAGCTCTTGAAACAAGGCGTAAATCCCAAGCTCCACCATCTTGGTCATAAGTTAAAATGTATACAGCTCCAGTATCGGTACCGGTTCCTATGGTGTTTAAGGTAATTTTATATTGATAATTAACGTTTAAAGTTGTTCCTAATTCTGTACTTAAAGTTATGGCTTGTCCATTTGCAGTACCGGCTCCAGCTACACTCACAATACCTCTATTGTATTTTCTACCAGCAAATTCTATACTACCGTCTACGTGTAATTTTTCTCCTGGGCCCGAAGTTCCTATACCGACTCGTTGATTACTATCTAAAACTAAAAGATTAGCACCCGCACCGCTTTCAATTATAAAAGGGTCACCTGCACCAGTTTCAGTAATGTGAAAATTATTTGTAACACTTCTTGCTCTCCATATTGCACTTCCATCAGTATCTTGAAATGCTAACTCAGGTGCAGTTCCTGATAAGTGTAAAAGATAACTTGGCGATGATGTGCCGATACCAACTCTATGATTATCTCCAGTTATATTTAATACATATTGTAAAGTACCACTACTATCTTCTGTACCGAATTGTAGTTTACTTCCGTGAGATTGATTTCTTATTAGTAAATTCCCAGTTTTATTTTCTATCCAAGTATGTGCAGAATCGTGAAATAGTTCTAAATCATTACTTGCACCAATAGATAGTTTTTGATTATCATTTGCTAATTTAACTCTTGCGTTGTCACTTGCATCTATAACAATTGCATTTGTAGTAGAACCACCATCATTAACTTTAATTTCTATATCTCCATCAGAAGTGGTATTCTGAATAATTATTTTTCCAGCACTACTTTCGTTATAAATGTAAGAATCAGAGCCATCGTGATATAAATTAAAATCATTAGCAGTTCCTAATCTAATTTTTTTACTATCTCCCATACGAAGATTATTACCGGGAAGTAATGTTCCAGCATCACTCATATCAAATCTAGCAGCAGTAATCATACTACCACCATCATTTCCTCTAATGTATAAGTCCTGGTCTGATGTTGTACTATCTATATAGTTGTTAGAGCCGTCGTGATAAATCTGTAAATCATTACCAGCTCCTAGCATTAACTTTTTACTATCTTGTGAGATTACGATATCACTGGATGCAGTGACTGCGTTAAGATGAGCGTTTGAACCGCTCGATATGAGTTTTTTCCAACTTGGCATTTAGTTCGTTCTCCTTATGGTTGGTTACCTGTTTGGCCCACTTCCTTGATTGCCACATCAAGGCCAATAAAGTTATTTTTGTTTTTTGTAATTCTGTTGTAGTTTTTCCACTACTTGTACTGCTTCTATTAATCTTTTGCCAGGAATATTTCCTTCTTGTATCATATATAAAAGAAATTCTATTTCCTGTTTACTAAATTTTATAGAAGGTGTTGGTTTAACAACACCTTCTTGTGTTTTAGTTGATAATCTTAGTTTATCTACTTTTTTATCTTTTACTAATCCCATATAAACCTTAATTTAATTTAATTTTACTCTACATAAATGTAAATTTCACCACCTTGAACTCTAATATTACCATTTTTCTGATAATTAGAGTCGTCAGATGTCACTACTGATGCAGCGTATGCATCTGGTGTTGATGTTGAAGCATCTTGTGCTAATTTAGTTCCGATTTGGAAACCCCAACGAGCTTCCGAGTCGTCCCAAACAAATGCACTACCACTATATCCAGCTTCTGTCTGAACAATTAAACCACCATCTCCTGATGCTGAACCACTATTGAATAGTGCGAATCTATCTTCAACTAATAAATTTGTTGAATTGATTGTTGTGGTTGTTCCTTGAACATCTAAATTACCCGCAATTGTTGCATTACCAGTTGTAGTTATGGTTGCAAATGTAACATTTGCATTCGTTGCTACATCTTGTCCGATTGCAATGTCGTTTGCATTAACCGTTACACCTGTTCCTGCTCCGACTGCGAAACTTCTGTTAGTAGAAATGTCTCCACCACCTGTTAAACCATTACCTGCGGTAAGAGTTACACTTGTGTGGTCGATGTGTTCGTTTGCAACGAAGTTTGTAGTTGAATCGTGGTCAACTTGTGCTGAACCACTAAATACACCAAGTTCATCAACAATAGCTGCTGCTGTGATAGAACCACCTAATGATACTGAATCACCTGCAATTGTAATTGCTGAATTTGCTAATTTTCCATTAGCGATTGAACCTGCCAACATATCGTTTTCAACTGAACCATTAGCGATTGTTAATGCACCACCTGCTGCGATTGTTGCGTCCCCACTAACATTAGCAAAAACACTATCTTCTAAATTACTAAATGTAATTGATTTCTCTGTTCCGTTGTCCGATACTAAAAATTTGTCTTGTGTTTGATGTAGTGTTGCTGCACCATACGCACTTAATAGTTCAATATCCTGTGCAACACCCGTTAGATTGCTTCCGTCTCCACTGAATGAACCAGTGAAAGAACCTGTAATGTGTGAATCTGCTACTGCCGATGCGTTTGTTAAATTATCAACGGTTGCATTACCTGTGTTTAAAGTAGATGTTCCGTTATCTATGTTTCCGAAACCACTTGAAATTGAACCAGCATTTAGTGTTCCTACAGTAGTTACATTTGATAATGTATCTAATGCGGATTCAATAGTTGCTTCTGTTGTTGCATCAAGGGCATCAATGTTGTTTAGTGATGTTGTGTCTCCACCTGAAAAAATACTGGTTGAACCTAAAGTAATGTCTCCACCTGATACGGTTAAGTCACCACTTAAAGTTAATCCATTTAGTTCAGCATCGGAACCACTAACAATTACCTTTTTCCAACTTGCCATTATTTTTCTCCTAAGATTATCTCATTTTAATTCTTTGTAATAAACATATTATTACTAATTATAAATATTAATTCAAAAAGTTTTATGAATCTAAACCTAAATAAAAATTACTACCACTATACATTAATCCACCTTCTTGTGCGGTTGGTGTTGTGGTTTGTTCGTTCAATACGATTGAACCTGTAAATCTACTTATGTCTGTTACGAAAAGATTTGTTACTTGGACTTCACCACCCTGTGAAACATTTAGATTTGAAAAAGAACCACTTAAATACGGAACTGTAGCACTACCGATATTATATAAATTTGCGGCATCCGGTATTAATGAACCACTTACAACATCTATACTAGCTGTTGAAAATGTCAATAAATTTGCTAATTGTTTTGATTTTAAATTTGCCATAATATCCTCATTTATAAATATCTAACTATTGAATTTACCAAACGCAATTATCTCATCTTGTGATGATAATTCGTATCCAAGTGAGTTAGTATCTAATGATAGTTCTAAATTTGTTGAAATTTGTTGTATAGTAAGTGCGTCATTCTCTACCAACATACCATTTATAAAAAACATAAAGTCATCTTCACTTGTGGAAGAAAGAACCGATGGTGCTGATGCTGTTACCGCACTAAATCTTGAAGTAGAACTATTGACAAAACTACCCGTATGAACAAATGATTTCCTTAAATAAGATTTAACTGGTGAATTGTTTGAAAAATATGTATATGTAGCGTATTCAGTTATGATATCATTTTGACTTTTGTCAGATAAAGAATCATCATTTGAAATATTTTTAACCAATGGTCTGTATTGGTTTAAGTTGTAAGAACCAGAAACATCTAAACTACCTGTAAAAAAATGTTTATGTGAATCTAAATCTGAACCAAATATATTAGAACCTGTATTGTTTGATTGTGTTACACTTGTAATACTTGAAGTAAATATGGTTGATGTTTGGGTTCCCGTATAAGTTAAATTACCTATTGATTGAACACTATCGGTAGTTTTTAAATTATTTTTAAATTGTAAATCACCAACTATTTTACCATCACTGAAAACTAATGCGTCTGAACCTGTTCCTACGGTTAAACTATTACTACCGAGAACTACCTGATTAAACTGAACACTAGCATTTGTTGATACATCCTGACCGATAGAAATGCGAACATTAGATTTATCGGTTCCGTCAAAATCTTTTTCTGTGAATCCCTTTCCATCAACGGATAAAGATACGCCTGTACCTGATTTTAAAGTAATTGGTTTTTTTGTTTTAAACGTAAGTGCCATTTAATTACTCCTATGAATCAAATTTACCAATTGCTAATATCTCGTCATCACTTTCTAAATCATAACCAATAGAGTCTGTGTTTACCTTTAATAAAAATGTGCCACCATCTGATTGTTGAATAGATACTGCGTCGTGTTCCATATATTGTCCATTGATAAAGAACACAAAGTCATTTTCACTTGTTGATGTTAAACTTGTTGGTGCAGATGCAGTAGTTGCACTGAAACTTGCAGTATTCGTACCAATAATACTATTTGATTTTTTATAAAAATTCTTTCTTAAATAGTCTGTTTCGTTAGTTGATATTCCAACTATATTAAAATTAGCTAATGCATATTCTGTTACTAATGAGGTTTGACTAGCATTAGTAAAAGTTGGGTCATTTGAAATTCCAGTTATTTCATATCCATTTAAACTAAATGAACCTGTAATGTCTACTGAACCCGTAAATTCTTGAGAATCGTCTAACGAATTTCCAAATTCATTTGAACCTTGTGAAAAGTCTATTGATTGTGTAGTTACTTCAGTAATAAATACCTGTGATATTAAACTTCCAGTAACGTTTAAGTCTCCCACAACCGTCATACTACCGGTTATTGCAGTAGAACCTGTAATTTCTATTGTTCCGTCTGAACTACTAATGTTTCCATCATTGATATAAGTGGTTCCCTCTCCTATTTGAACTGAATTTGCTGTTAAAGTGTTGAATTGAACATTGTCTGTTGTTCCAACGGATTGACCAATGGAAAACTCTTGTGTTAGATTGTCAGAACCATCAAAAGAAAATCCATTGTTAGATAAGGTTACACCAGTTCCTTGTTCAAACAACAATCCATTTGAAATGTTAATTGAAAATATATCTTTTGTTTCTTCACCAAATTCTACTGCATTAGAACTCAATCCTACTCTTTTACCAGTATCGTCCACTAATGTAGTATCTGTACTTTCTCTAACAATCAATTTTTTAGGTGATAAATATTTTTGAGTAGTGTTGTAGTTATTGTATGACTCTGGTAAAATATATCCATTTAGTGTCATACTAAATGTAGTTTTGATTAATCGTTCTCCTTCAATTTCAGTAGCGTTTGTAAAACTATCAATTGAAGTTCTGAATTTCATTTTACCAGGTTCACCCCAATAAGAACCATCAGAGTAATTTACCTTTTCAACAATTCTGTTCATCTGTTCAATATAAGATGTCCAAATAATAAACTCATATGTTAAAGTTACATAATCTGGTATTGCAACATTATAATATTCTCTACCTGGTGTTAAATTTTGTTGAACTGAAAATTTATCAAAACGATTTTGTTGTGAATATTTTTTCTGAAAAGAATAAAATAATTTTGGGTCATTAGCATCTAATTTATCTACTGAAAAATTATCATTACGACTCATACTTGTTCTTTTGAAAGCAATCAACGGAACAATAATTTGTCTTTTTTTGTCTCGTAAATATCCTTGTTTAGAAACTTGAGTCCATCTTTCTGGTGAAGCATAAATACAAGGAACTTTAACCTTTTCTTCATTTACTTCTACATCGGGTTTAATTACTTCATTGAAGTAATACATAACTGCTGAATCCATATCCATAATACCTACGGATAAATTCTTTACATCGTCTTTAGCACCCGCTGAATTACGACTAATCTTTTCTCCACGATTAAATATTTTTCTCTGACTTCTTGGTATTGGTTTACTTCTTGCCATAATATTACTTATTAATTATATCCTCTAATCTTTTACCAGTTTGCTCTCTGATAATAATTTTTTTAGGTGTGTAGTATTTTTGTGTTGTATTTTTATTATTAAAATGTTCTGGTAAAATATATCCATTCAACACAACATTAAATTTTGTTTTAATTATTTTTTCACCATCAAGTTCTGTGGAATCCTCAAAACTACTTGTTTCACTTCTAAATCTCATTTTACCCGGTTCACCCCAGTATGCTCCGTCCGAATAATTAATTTTTTCTATAATTTTATTCATTTGGTCTATATATGAAGTCCAAACAACAAATTCGTATGTTAACTTAACATAATCCGGCATAACAACATTATAAAACTCTTTTCCTGGATTTGTTTTTTGTAAAACATCAAACTTATCAAATCTGTTATGGTTTGTATTTTTTTTCTCAAATGAATAAAATAAACTTGGATTATTTGCATCTAACTTGTCAATAGACATATTTGTATTTTTTTCCATAGATGTTCTTTGAAAAACAATCAAAGGAACTATAATCTGTCTTTTTTTATCTCTTAGATATCCGTGTTTAGATATTTGATTCCATTTTTCATTTGAACCATAAATACACGGGACATCAACTACTTCTTCATTAACCTTTACTTTTGGTTTAATCACATTATTGAAGTAGTACATAATAGCACTATCCATATCCATTAAACCAATGGATAAATTTTTTACATCATCTTTTACTGCAGGTGAATTACGACTTATTTTTTCTGCACGATTAAAAGATAATTTTTCGTTTCTTGGAACCGGTTTACCTCTTACCATTAGAAACCTCTATATTCTTCTAAGTTTGTGGTTGGCATTCTTGTTAAATGAGCCTGTACCACTATTGAATGAGATTTTGTTGGGTCTCCACCTACTAATTGGTTTTCGTTATAGTTTTTAATTTCAAAATAACCTTCGTTCCATTTTAGAATATCACCGATATCTGGTCGTATATCTGATTCCACTAAGTATGCTCTTTGAAATGCAAATGATACATTTTGTCTGTTATCTGCACCAAACTCATCATAATTAAAGTCAAAGTCCTCAGCATTGACAATACACGGAAGTTTTACACCTTGTTTGTAAGTTTTACCTTGTGAAGCTTCACCATACATATTTGTTTCTGTATCATATACTGAAGTTCTGTAAAGAATTACAAACTGGTCTATAATCCCGCAATCGTCTTTATTTGGTTCACCTAAAAGTTCTCTATTAAACTTTTCTATGGTTGCCAAATCTTTTGTTCCATAATATCTTTGTGGCATTTGTTTATCCTATATAGATTGGGTATGGCACCTTTTTCAAGGTTTCTTGTTGTGAGTCTTGTTCTTCTTTTTGAGCTTCCAACAATGCCTTACGACTGGTTTGTTCTAAATTTTCTCTCAATTGTTCTATTAATTGTTCTTTTTCTGCAGTCGCTTCTGCTCTTAAAGTATCTCCGTCAAGTGAAACCTCTGCATTTGGAATTGGAATACTACCATACTTGGAACGAATAATTCCTAATAACTCTTTTGATAATGCTAAACAATATTTTCTAATCCATTGTTTACCAACATCGTTAATGTTACAATAAGTCATAAAATCATAATTAACATTTGAGTAATCTGATACTACTCCTAATGAACCACTATAACGAGTTTTCAATGGATTATCTCTATCATCTGTTTTTATGTAATCAATCCAAACTGAACCCGATTGAGTTGGAACTGGGAATATTCTTAAATTATTATTTTGAATATCAAAAGAGTAAGCTGATTTTCTAATCTGGTCATTGAACTCAATAGCTTGAACTCTCAGTAAGTCTGCATATATTGGTTGTAATACAAAAGTGATTGCTGGTGAATAACTACCGAATCCAAATCCGTCCAACATATTGTATGTTCCGAATCCTGTTGACGCATAAGGGTCAAAGTATCTTGATACTGCCGGTCTTGCTTCGTAATGAACTCGTTTAACTTCTATAGCAGATTGTTCTGAATCTGCAATTAATTCATTTAAATCATAAGTTTGACTACCTGAATTTACAGCGATTGAAGTTCTTTTGTATTCTACGGTTCCACCTACTCCGGCTTCTGAACCATAGTCTTCTGCTATGAATATATTTTCAGAAAGTCCTGATTTAACTCGTTTGTGTGTAAAGTTTGAACTTGTAGATTGTCCTTTTAAATGTAATAAATTATCACGAATGTTAAATTGATTGACTTGTGCTGAGTATTCAGAAATACTTTCTTCAAAACAAGCATAAAATTGTTGGTCTTGAAGTTCAATATCTATGATTGGATATCCTAATCTTCTTGCACACCAAGTTGCTACTTGTGGTGCTTCATTTTGAAATTCTGTATCACTGTCGTATAGTCCGAATGGTGTTTTACCATAAACACTCGAACCACTACCTGGCCATATCGGTTCTTGAGCCATTAAAATTCTCCTATTAATAGTCTATTTGTATACATTAATAAATATAACAAAATTAAGATTTATTCTTTAACTCGTTGATTTCTTTTTGTTGTTCTTCAACGATAGTTTTTAATTCTTTTACTGCTTCAATCAAAACAACTGATAATTTATCATAATCTACTGTTTTGTAAGTATTTCCGTCTAATAATCCCATTTCTTTTTCTTTTACGATTTCAGGTATAACTTTTTCTACTTCTTGTGCGATTACGCCGATGTCGTGTTGACCTTTTCGTTTTCCTTTTGTCCAATCAAATCTAACTCCTCGTAATTGAGATACTAAATCTAATGAATTATCAATCGTTATGATGTTTTGTTTTAATCTTTCATCAGAAGAAATTGATGCAAAAGCCACAACATCACCAGTAACTTCTAAGTCTTGATTGTTGTTTAATCTCATCTTTGGACTATGACTTGATAATGTTCCTGATACCGTTCCAACAGCAAAATCTATGTGTGCTTGATTACTTCCGGCATCACTTACATAAATTAATGCATTGTAACTAGCACCTGAGTTCATAAATCCAATACCTCTATCATTGCCGTTGTTGGTAGTTTGAATGGTAAACATCGCTCTTGAACCTGCGTCTTCAATGTGTAAAGTACTTGTTGGGTCAGTTTTTACACCAACGTTTCCACCAAAATTAGCAGTATTAGCACTTCTATCAAATACTAAATGATTAAAACTTCCATCCCAAAATGAAAAATCTTCACTTCCACCACCAGTTAATCCAAATCTCCAAAGTTCTGCACCGCTTTCGTTTGCTAATTGTATTTGACTTCTACCACTTGATGAATTTCTTTCAATTTTTAAATATTGAGCATCACCATTCATTTTGATATCTAATATTCCATTTCCTTCAGGTGTTCCGTTGATACCAACTCTACCATCGTCATCAATCATAAATCTTTGAGTCATTGTAATAGCAGTATCGATAGTACCGAATTGAGCAGTAGCATTAAAGAACTTTAATTCATTGTCCATATATAATGCACCTCTTGTAAAGTTTCCATTATCTGCACTATTAATAAATGCTTCATCTGTTGTTGTGCTTGGTTTTACACCATATCCCCATACATTTGCACCTGCAGAATAAGACATACCCCAAGTATTTAAATAATCTTTATTAGCATCTCCATAACCAATAGCATAAGCAATAGCACCATTAGTTTGTGAAGGATTAGATACTATACCTGGTGAAGTAGCATCTTCACATTGGACATATAGTCTTTCATAGGGAACTGTTGCTCCTATGCCGACATACCCATTTGTTCCATCTATGTATAATTTAGCTTGTGCTTTATATTCTGCTTGTCCACCACTTGCATCATATCCTACTTGCCAAGAAGCATTATTAGCTTGATATGGATTTCCTACAAACCATTCTCCAGCAAAGTCTTCATCAGTATGAAATATACCATTACCTCTACCTTCATATCCTTGCATCCTTTGGTGTACAGTAAAAGAAGGTGCAGCACCATTATCTATGGCAACTAAATGTAATCCCGTAGCACTTCCTTGTGTATTAACTTTTATACCAGTACCAGAAGCATTATCTATTACTAAACTACCTCTACCATTTGGGTCTTCGTCATCAATATATAGAGCATAATCTCCTGCTCCTCTTGCTTCATCTGCATTAATGAATAATCCGTGATTTGCATTACCAGATGTATCGATTTCAAATGTATGAGCAGTATCACCTCCGTTTGGCCCTACCTTGATACCTCCTGATGAGTTTATTCTCATTCTTTCAGAAGTATCAGTAGAAAAAGTCATAGCATCATTAGCATGTTCATATTGAATCATACCTCTCCAAGAGTCATTTGCACCTCTACCATCTGCAAAAGATAAAACTCCTACACCAGATGTTCCGTCGGAATAAATCATTGCACCAGTGTAACCTGATACACTTGGTCCACCAATAATAACCTGATGTGCTGAGTTAGCGATAGCACCGGTTCCCGATTCTCCAAATTCTGCAATAGCTGCACTACCATTAGATGTTGTTGTATATTGTACTTGTAACTTACTTGTAGGATTGGTTTCTCCTATGCCGACATTACCTGTGGTATCTTTAATAACAAATCTTGTTGCTACACCACTTTCATCAATAATAAAATCTCCATTTAAAGCGTATAAATCATAAGTATTTGTAGTAGTGATTAACTTATTGTAAGCACCATAACCTGCTGCTGTTGATTCTGTTCTAAATACTGCACTACCATTAGCATAATTTCTTATACCACCATTGACATCTAACTTGTGTGCAGGTGATACAACTCCTATACCGACATTGCCTGATGAGTCTATTCTCATTCTTTCTGTTAATGAAGGCGAACTATAACTTTCTACATTAGTATAAAATGCTAATCTTCCACCTGCTTCACTATCTTGACTTGCAGTACCATCTCCCACAACACCAATTCTTGCTTGTGGTGTAGACAATCTTGTATTACTATCCCAAATATGAAAATCTATATCAGCAGTAGAACTTGCACCTTGGTCGCCATTAGGGTCATCTGATTTAATAACTAAAACTGTATTTTGTGCAGCACCTGCATCATTAGATATTTCTAATTTAGCACCAGGTGATGTAGTGCCGATACCGACATTTTGAGAATCATCTATTCTCATAGCTTCAGAACCACTTGTGGTGAATGCCATATAATTTGTAGAATGATTATATTCTATAATACCTTCATCTTGATTTTGTGGGTCTCCAAATTCAATTTTACCCGCATTATTATTCGGAACAAGTAAAGTAAATCGTGCAGTTGTGTTGTTTTCAACCAATAATTGTGAATTACTTGTTGTGATACTTCCTGCACCAGCGTTTCTAACGTGTAGATTTGCTTCTGGATTAGTTTCTCCTATGCCGACAAATCCTGATGAAGATATTTGCATTCTGATTGCATCACTTGTTCTGATGATGAAGTCTCCGTCATCTGCATTACCGATTTGAACTCTATTGGAATCGTCATTGTATAAATCAATAAAAGTATATGTACTATCAGTATTGAATCTTGCTGCAACATTTGATGATGTGGTTGCATCGACATGCAATGTATTTTGTGGAGCAGTATTTCCTATTCCGATACCGAGTCCATTAACTCTTACACTACCTGGTGCATAAATATTATTAGATGTTCTGCTAAATCTTATAACTTCAGTACCTGAAGCACTATTGTTATGTCTGTATAATCTAAAATCATTATTAGTAAGTCCATCATAAACCCATCTCATACCATAAGCTAAACCATCATTTTCCACGAAGAAATGTTCAATAACACCATTATCATTCGTAGTATTGGTAACTCTTAATAAATGTCCTTCTATTTTTGGATTTGCAATATCACCACTTGAAAATACATTTAGTTCATTTTCTACTGATAATTTGTATCCAGGATTTGTGGTGCCGATTCCAACATCACCTGAAGAATTAATGGTAAGTGCATCTGAACCACCAACAGCACTTCCTGTTGCAATGTTAAAACTATTACCACTATCGTCTAATCCTACTGAAAAGTACTGATTACCTTGGTCTCTAAATGTAATTTGTGGGTCACCACTTACTGCGTGAATATATGTTTCGGCATAAGGTGATGATACTCCGACATCTCTAATGAATGATGCTATTTTTGCACCATTACTACCACCAGTTACTTTAAAAGCAACTGCATTATCATCTTCGTTCAAGTGTAATAAGGTATCGGGTGAATTTGTGCCGATTCCAACATTTCCATCTTCTGCAATATTTAATGCTTGAATTTCACTAGCACTTGAATCATAATGTCCTAATGTTAGAACATTATCCACAACTGAACCAATAAATCCAGCATATTGTAATGCACCTGCTGCTTCACTATTTGCATAATGTCTAAATAATAAAATTTTATCCTGACTTGTTTCTCCATTAATATAAACAGTTGTTGCCTCTGCTGATTCTGTATTGATGTCTAAATGTCCTAATGGCGATGTGGTGCCAATTCCGACTTTACCATCACTACCTCTTACAAACATATCATCATTAAGATTTATATCTACGTCTCCGCCGTCTCCAAGTTTTACATAATCTTGTGTGCCATCTTCATATAAGTCTAATAATGTTTCTCCACCTGCTGCCATTCTTACTCTATCTGTATCAAATTTCAAATATGTGTTATCATCACCATTGTGATATAAGACAGCATTCATACCAATATCACCTTCAACATCGAGTTCATAAGTTGGTGAGTCGGTGCCGATACCGACAAGACCTGATGAATTTATTCTCATTCTTTGAGTCAATGCACCACCAGTAGATGTATAAAAATCTAAATGACCGGCTCTACCAGCTTCACTACCATTTGTTAAATATGAAACAATTTTAGCGACCGGTGTAATTCCTGCTTGACTATGGCCAAATATTAAAGATGGCCCACTTCCGGCAGATGATAATGTATTTCTAATTTCTAATGTAGGGTTGTTAGTACTTCCAACCATCACATCACCCGTGACATCTAACTTAATACTTGCACTTGGTTCAGTGCCAATTCCGACATTTTGAGAAGCATCTACTGCTACTGCAAAAGTCCCTGCTGTAGATATTCCTAATTTATTATCTGCAATTCTATATAATCCAGTATCACTATCATTTACTCTTAATGCAGGACTTGCTGCTGTTCCTGATAAACTTGATTGTAGTCCTGTGGAATCAATTCTTGCAATTTCAGTAGTATCTACGGATACACTACTTGTAACATTTCCTGCTAATTCAAATGCCATATATTCGCCACCTGAACTATCAGTATTTACTTCTATTCTACCTGAGTTACCATTTTGTTCAGGAATTTTACCAGTATGATTAAATGTTACATTAGAGTTACCACCACCATCATTAATAGTTAAACCAATAGCACCACTACCTACTCCTGCTTCTATATGCGATGTTGCTTGGATTCTTGCATTCTCACCTATTGGTGTAACACCTACTCCTAATGAACTATTTTGTATAAATGTACCTGTTTCTAAGATTTTTAATCTATTTGCACTACCTATTTGAAATTGTTGTGATGTATCCTGATTAAATTCAGCAGTCTCTTTATCCATATCTAAAATAATACTTGCAGTATCTAAGTCATTGGCAGTAGTAGGTCTTGCTCTTACTTGAAAATCACCAGTACCATTATTTGTGTTGTCAATTAAAATATTGACATTGTTTACACCTGCTAAAGTAACTTGGTTTGTAACACTTGAATCTGAATCATCATCAAGAGTTAATCTATTACTTCCATTACTACTATGCTTTAATACTCCACTAAGAGTTTGGTCACCAGTTACTGCTAATGTGCTTCCATCAAAAGTAAGATTAGATTCTGCTTGAATTGCACTTGTTCCATTACCAGTTAATAATGTGTTTGATGTAAAAGTAGTTGCTCCGGTTCCACCTCGTGCTACTGATAAAGTTCCTGATGTTCCCGCAACAATCGGTAGACTTGTAGCATCGGATAAATCAAATGCTGGTGTCGTATCGGAACCACCCAACGAAACACTTACTCCACCATAATTAACTGATGAATTCGTAAGTGATGAATTACCAATGTTGGATAGAGTATTATTACTTGCGTTAATTGTTTTGTTGGTTAAGGTATCGGTTGAACTAATGGTTACTAAATTGACTTCACTATCTTTTAATCCACCAATCCATCTATCTTCACTGATGTCCCATAATAATGAACCTGTTTCTGCGGTTGAGGCGTCATTTACATAAAGTCCTCCATCTCCTGCGGCTGAACCAGCATTCAATGTTAAAATTCTATCTCCAAGACTAACTTCTGTTGAATCTATGGTAGTGGTTGTTCCTTGAACATCTAAATTACCAGCTACGGTTAGATTACCTTCTAAAATATCAACACCACCATCTTTATTGACTCTCATAATGTTATTATCGGATTCATCTCTAATGGTTAAATTACCTACATTTAATTCTATTATGTTTTGATTGGTTGTGTGATGAATTTGTAAATCATCTGAATTACCTAAACTTAAAATCTTACCATCACCTAATTGTAAACTTGTTCCGTCAATAGTGAAGTTTGCTTCTGCATTTTGTCCGTCAGTTCCGGTTGCGGTTAAAATTCTATTATTACTACCATTAGACATAAAGTCCGATACATCAACACTAAATTCTCCACTTGATAAATCTAAACCTGTTCCTGCTGTGAAACTACCTGATATATCGGATGCGATTTGTGCCGAACTTGATACAATATTATCTCCTGTGGTTCTCAATACCGTAGCATCTACTGCTAATGTTCTGTTTGAGGCTATTGTTCCACCACCCGATAATCCGTCTCCAGCACTAATCGATACTGAAGTATGGTCAATGTGTTCATTTGAAACGAAGTTTGTAGTAGCATCGTGGTCTACTTGTGTGGAACTACTGATTAAAGTATTGGATAATTCAGATTCTGCAGTTGTCAATCTTGTGGATATACTCGCACTTGGTTGAGTAAATGAACCTGATATATCAGTAGAAATTTGTGCTGAACTCGAAACAACATTATCTCCGGTTGTTCTTAAAACGGTATTATCTACTTCAATATCATCAGCATTTGCAGTAATTCCGTCTCCACCAACTACATTTAAAGTTACTCCTCCTGATGAACCTCCACCGGTTAATCCGTTTCCAGCAGTTACGGAAGTTATGTTTCCTGTTTCATTACTTGATATTCTACTTGCTAATGAAGAACTAACCTCTGTAAATGAACCAGATATATCAGTAGCTATTTGTGCACTACCACTAAGAACATTGTCTCCTGTGGTTCTCAATACAGTATTGTCTACTGCAAAACTTCTATTTGTACTGATATCTCCACCACCTGATAGTCCGTCTCCTGCGGTTAAAGTTACACTTGTGTGGTCGATGTGTTCATTTGCTACAAAACCAGATGTTGAATCGTGAACAACATCAGAACTTGCTAATGTTATTGTTCTATTTGTTGTAATATTTCCACCACCGCTTAAAATTCCACCTGCTGATATTGAAACAGCACTATGGTCTATATGCTCGTTTGCTACAAAGTTTGTAGTAGTGTCGTGGTCTACTTGACCTGATGAACTTACCAGTGTATTAGATAATTCAGATTCTGCTGTTGTTAATCTTGTTGAAATACTCGCACTTGGTTCTACGAATGACCCCGATATGTCAGTAGATATTTGAGCACTACTACTGATTAAAGTATTTCCTAATTCACTTTCAGCTGCGGTTATACGAGTAGAAAAACTACCGCTATCGGTTTGTAAATTACTGATATCAGTTTCATTTGTAGTAACTCTTGAACTAAATGAACCACTATCTGTTTGTAAATTATCAATATTAGTTTGTTCAGTAGACAAATCAGATTCTAAGGTTGTAACTCTTGTTGAAAAACTTGAACTTGGTTCAATAAATGAACCAGAAATATCTGTTGATATTTGTGCCGATGAACTTATTAAAGTGTTTCCTAATTCGGACTCGGCTGTTGTTAATCTTGTGGATATAGAAGAACTCGCTGCTGTAAATGAACCACTAATATCTGTTGATATTTGTGCTGAACTCGTTACTACGTTATCACCCGTAGTTCTCAATACACTACTATCTACGGCAAAACTTCTATTTGTTGTAATGTCTCCACCACCACTTAAACCATCTCCTGCTGTTAAAGTTACTCCACTATGGTCTATGTGTTCGTTTGCTACGAAGTTTGTAGTTGCGTCGTGGTCTACTTGTGTGGAACCACTAATGAGAGTATTACCAAGTTCAGTTTCTGCTGTAGTAATTCTTGTTGAAAAACTTGAGCTGGCAGCTGTGAAAGAACCACTAATATCACTTGATATTTGAGCTGAACTTGATAATGCTCCGTTAAATGTTCCATAAAAATTTGGTGCTCTAAAATCTACACTTGATGTAATTGATGTATTTGAATGTCTATATCTTAAATTTGCAACATCCCCACCTAATCCGAAGTCTATACCGGCTTCGTCTAATTGAGCAGAAGTTGTACTACCGCTACCAATTGTAATGTTTTTATCTCCAATGTTTAGAGTTGCGGAATCAATAGATGTGGTTGTTCCTGATACATCTAAATTACCACCAATATTTACATTACCGGTTGTCGTTACACTTCCAAAGTTTACATTATCGGTTGTACCGACATCTTGCCCGATTGAAATCTCACCAGATGATATTGTTACACCTGTTCCTGCTGTGAAACTACCTGATATATCATCTGCGATTTGTGCCGAACTACTAACTAAAGTGTTGGATAATTCTGTTTCAGCAGTTGTAATACGAGTTGAAAAACTTGAACTTGGTTCAATAAATGAACCAGAAATATCTGTTGATATTTGTGCCGAACTACTAATCAAGGTGTTAGACAATTCAGTTTCAGCTGTGGTTATACGAGTAGAAAAACTACCACTATCTGTTTGTAAATTAGTAATGTTGGTTTCGTCTGTGGTTAAACGAGTTGATAAAGAACCACTTAAATTTGTAAAAGAACCACTAATATCTGATGATATTTGGGCACTACTACTGATTAAAGTATTACTTAGTTCTGATTCTACTGTGGATAATCTTGTTGAAATACTCGCACTTGGTGAGGTAAATGAACCACTGATGTCAGATGATATTTGTGCTGAACCACTAACTAATCCAGTAGGTAATTGTTCACTTCCACTTATGATTCCTGTTCCACTGGTTGAAAATGACTCCGAAACAAATCCTAATTGAGTTATTTGTGTAGAACCACTAATTAATGTATTGGATAATTCTGTTTCTGCTGTAGTTAATCTTGTGGATATACTTGCACTTGGTTCAATAAATGAACCTGATATATCAGTAGATATTTGTGCTGAACTTGATATTAAAGTATTATCAAGTTCTGATTCTGCTGTGGTTAATCTTGTGGAAAAACTTCCACTATCAGTTTGTAAATTTGTAATATTAGATTCATCAGTTGTCAATCTTGTGGATAAACTACTACTTAGTGAATTTGTTGAACCGCTAATGTCTGATGAGATTTGTTCTGATGATGAAAGTGCACCTTGAAATATTCCAGTAAATACTGAACCCGTAATTGATGTTGCTTCTGAAAAGTCAACATTAGAACTCGATACCGTAAAAGAACCAGTTACCGAAGTATCTGACCTAATTTCTCCACCTGTAAAAAATGCACTACCGGATGGTCCTGCAATTCCTTGAGGCCCTTGTGCTCCAGTTGGGCCTTCTGGTCCAAGTGGTCCTTGAGAACCGGTTGGTCCCGCAATTCCCTGTGGTCCTTGTATACCTTGTGGTCCTAATGCCGTAACATTAACAACTGATGTAGTTCTTTCAGATGATACCGATACACTATTTACTGATTGTTTATTTATCGTAACTTGTTTAGTTTCTGTACTGGTCGTTACATTGTTTTGTGAACTTGGTGTAATGTTTACAGCCGTATTTTCAGATGGTGTCAATACACTATTTGATATACTATTATCTGATTGTGTATTTACAGTAACTTTTTTAGTATCTGTATTTATCGTTACATTGTTTCTTGAATCAGTCGTTGTAGTTACATTTTTATTTGAGTCTGGTGTAATTTTTACAGCCATTTTTTAATCTCCTAATAACTACCTTTAGTAACTTCTTTAAATAAGCTAACACTTCCTTCTAA